CTCATAGAAATATGGTACATTTCTACCTAAAGCAAAGTAGTCTTTGTTCTGATCCACAAACTTAATTTCATATAATTCACCAGAACCATTCAGAAATGGTATATATACCAAATCACCTTCAAGTGGTCTTGTGTTTGTGTGTTGTGGACATCTCTCTGTGAATGATCTTTTAGAAAGTATAACTTTAACTTGATTTCGAATTTCTAAACCAAATTTGGAAAAGAATTCTTGTTCTCCCATATAATCGGTAGAATTACTTAAGTACATTTCAATCTGAAAATGTAAATTGAAAGTTTTAAGAGGATCTTCACCAAAAAGTACATCACGAGCATCTGCATTATTATTTGGAATGTAATATGCATCAAATCCTTGAATCTTAATCGATTCAACAATTAAATCTTCAACGATTCGTTGTTCACTGTATCTTGCATTATAATTATTAAAATAGTGAGAAGTAGTGGGCATAATATTAATTCATGTAAAATTCAAGAACACCACCGTAACTATTCTCCATCTCTTTTTCTAATCTTTCAATTTCAGCAGTGGCTTCTTGATAAACTTGATCACCATTTAATGTGATACCGCCAGGTAACTGGATGCCACCAAACTTTTTCATATTGTTACCCCAATCTCTCTTGATTAGTGCAGTAGCATACTCTTTGAGGAAACGATCATCCCACACCATATTATACACATCAGGATTAATAGTAGCATAGCATTGTGCTACTACAACTGTACCCGGTGGTGCTTCTGATGATGACCAAGACCAATCGATGAATAATCTTTGCATGTGTCTGTTATATCGAATAGGCACTTCACCAGTAAACATGATCTCCAATGATCTGAGATGTTGCTGTGTCAAAGTATAGTTGATATAAGATGCGGATGTGAAATCATAGAGTTCGTTCAATCTCAACTGATATCGGAGATCAAACATGTTGATTGTTGCTTGTGAATCTGATATAGGAAATATACGTGTGACACCAACAATCTGTAAAGAGTTGTTTTGCGAATCCATAACATTACTTAGATCAAGATATCGATTAGCACAGTCTTGATCAGTAAGCATGTGAATATAGTACACTTGCTGAGTACCATCAAAATGATAGTCTGCGAAATATTGAACAGCATCATCAATACGTTGTTGTACGGTATCTGGATCCACGTTAATATCAATAACTGGAAATCCTAATCGTCTTAAGCAATATTGTGTGAAGTCATCTCTGTTTGTGATTGCTGCCATATTTCAATACCATTTTGTATTTACATAGTACTATTTATATCAAATCAAATAAACCATAAAAAAAGAGGGCTTTACAGCCCTCTTTTTATTACATAAAACTAAATTAGAAACCTTTAGTTGGATGTGGTGCTTTTGATATTACTGGTAATGCTGGTTTATTTGTTCCAACAAATACCATTTGTGATACTCCATTGATAACTCTAGTATCATATCGTGCCATAGCTGATACACGGAAATCTTGTAAGTATCCACACCATCCTTGATCACTATTTCTACCATCATCATAACCAATACATAATCTTTCATTGCCATTGGTAAGATAATAATCCACATTAAAGTTACCAACTGGATATGCTGGTGAACCATATTGACCCATATAGTTTTGACTCAATTGACCAATTTCTTGACCATTTACATAGAATATTATATTACCTTTTCTACGCATCATAACGACATGATCAAATTTTGCACCAGATGTTACGGTTGATACTACAACATTACTTGTTATAGTTTGAGAGATTGTATCATTTACTCCACCACCTGATTGAGTTAATTGCCACTTGCCATTATTATCTATACCTACTCGCATAGTATCTCTTAAATGCCACAATATAGATCCTGGATGATTACCGTTCCATCCTTGACTAAATGATTTACCACCAGCGGTATCATCGTGCCAACATGCCCATCCTTCAATTGTGAAATCACTGATACGGAATTCTAGAATATTAGTAGAATAACCCATATTACCTGTAAGATATATAAAATCAAATTGACTTGATGATAAATTAGTTATTTGACTACCATTATAGTTCTTATTCATGAACTTAATAGAACCATTACCAAATTTCTTATAAGTTGTTGAAATACCAGCTCTGAACCACTGAGATGATAATTTACCAGCTCTATCGGTAAATGGACCCTCATAGTTAATTAAACTAATGGTATTTGCGTCATATGTCCAAGTTGTGGAAGGAATAGTTATAGTTGTATTCAAGTTATTGTATCTAGCAATATTTGAAATTCTACAACCACTTGAAGCTCCTTGTTTTAATCCATAAGTACTTCTCTGTCTATAACCTGGATTAAATGCAGGACCTGTTGCATACCTTGTACCGTTTACAAATATTGCCATTTGATTAGCACTAGGTAATGTAGGATCATAAACTACAGCGATATGATTCCAACAAGCGGATTGTATGATTGTAGTATTACCACTGGTTAGATATTGTTGTGTCCAATTATTATTCCAGTCATAATTCCATAACTCAAATTGAACTGTGTTATAAGTTGCAGGAATACTACTTGATCCTGTATCCCATGCTCCTGATTCACCCATACTAATTTTAAATCCGTCATGTCCTGGATTGTATGCATTATATAAAACGTATTGTCTATTAGTTGCACTATTTTTAGCATCAACAACTGATGGACAAGCAAAACATTCAATTGTCCATGGTGATGCCATTCTTTGAATAAATGATAAGTCTTGTTGATTGCCATCATCATTAATATCTTGTTGTTCGATAAATCCACCGCTATCTGTTCGAGCAGTAGCTGCCAAATAACCAGTATTTGCAAATTCTACAGATGAATATGGAGTATAGTTACTAATAGGAACATAAGCTGAAGTATCGTTACTATCGCCATATGGCCATGATACAAAGTTTACACCAGAATTATCAACAATATTTGGTGAATTTGCACATAACAACACAGTATTAGCTAATTTTGTTAAATTTGATTTTGGTAACTGAATGTATTCCGGATTGTTTCCGCTAACACCATAAGCGGATGAACCTTTCAATACACGAATATCACACATCCAACCATACCAACTATGGCTTGTATAATCCAAGTTAGGATAACTTTGATTACCTATCGTCATGAATCCACTACCGGAAGATAATGATTGTGTATATGTTGTTTCTTGGTTCAATCTACCATTAATATAGAGTGCTAATTTACCACTTGTTCTCTGTAAGCAGACGTGTACCCATTTACGATAACCAATTTCAATGTTAGATGATGTCATTATAGGATAACCACCATTACTTCCATTCAAGTAATATCCATTTGCAAGAACGTCTATTGATTTATATGCTCCATTATATCTAATACAAAAACCATTGTCAGTGAATGAGTTTCTAGTGTCGATGAGTGTTTTTGTACTACTATAAGTATAATCTCTTTGAATGTATGATGTTGCTATCCAAAATTCTACACTAAAATCACCTGTTCCAAAATCAAAACCACCATTTCCAGATGTGGCTTTCATTCTTACATTACCATCTTCTCTAAACTGCCAAGAAAATCCAAATCTAGAAATTGGAGTGTGCATAAATTCTTGAAAACCATTATTATTGACTGTTTCTACAGTCAATCTAGCAGTACCTCTATCTGTCCAATTACCGTAAGTCTGCGATGGCACACCACTAGATGCAGCAGTGAGATATAATGTATTTGCATCAACTATAGTTGTTTTTGCTACGGATGGAGTAAATACTTTAACACCATTGGTTGTATTACCTGTATATCTGGCAGTTGTAGATAATCTAATACATGAAGCAAAACCATTATATGTATAGTTAATATTACGATCTGCAAAAACAATTAGTGGATTACTATCATTATAGTTTGCTCCACATGAACCTGAATATACATTAACACCATTAATGTACATATTAAATTGATTTGCTCCTGTACCTGATCTTACCGCTGCTATATGATACCATCCACCTGGTTGGACATATGTTTGGATACTTGTATTACTGGTATATGTGGTATTTCCATCTATCCATATCAATGATCCATTACCATCAACGAATAGTGACCATCCACCACCTGTATTATTAAATATATCGCCGCTTCCCTTACCAATAATACTTTTACTCATTCCATACGATACTTTAAAATAAACGTATGCTTCAACTGTAAAGTTACCTGTACCAAATTTCAAAGACTTATTTGGATTAGTGTCATAAATCGTATAAAATCTACTACTATATGTACAGTAAGCACTATTTTTTCCAACACCGTACTGTTTAATAGAACCTAAAGGATTGTATGGAGAATCAAGTCGTCTTACTAATTGGGTGCCATAACTTGATTGATATCCACTTCTAAGAACCCATTTTCCTTGTGGTTGATTTGCTGGAATATTATCATGATGTGGAGTAGTACATGAGAAACTATAAACGGTATTTGTTATTGTCATATCGAGTGGAGATGTAGGAGGAGTAAAATTACCCAAATATACTACACTCTTTGTAATTCTAATATCAGTCATTCTACCTGCAAATTGAGTAGCATTTTGACCACTTGATGCGGAGTTACCAACACAATCACGACCTATAAACCACCAACTATTGAGATCAGTAAAGTTGCCCTGAGCACCACCTACGGCTTCACTCATACCATTTATATAAATTGTTAATCCATTAGGTCCATTATTTGATCTAACAATTGCAACATGTGCCCAAACATCTAGATTTATTGGGTATCCACATGTGGTTATATAATCAGAAGTAGCATCATAGAAACCAATTCTATAATGTGAGTCCATAAATACTGTCCATCCTGCTCCAGGATTTGTATTTGCTTGTTGTCCACGACTTATTAAGTATACTTTAGAGGTGCCATTATTTTGACGCATTGGTTTTACCCAAAACTCAATTGTAAATGCTTGGGTACCAAATTTCATATCTGTAGTATCTTGTATTTGGTAAAAACCATCTTCACCAAAACTAGAGCAATAGTCTGTATATCCTGGACCAAATTCACTAGATGAAACAGTATATTGATATGCAGATGCTTGCCAATCTTCCCAATGGTTACCACTTTTATCTTGTAAAATATGATCAGTGTATAATGCATCACCAAATTGACAAACAACAGTATCATAATAAGGATCAACGCCTGCACCAATCCATCTAGCAGTTTTAGATTGTTCTTGACGCATTCTGGCTATATCAGAATTTGTATTAGTAATTACTACATCATCATTTGTATACACACCACTTATAGATTGTGATTGGATATCATTTCTTGATCCAATTATACCGCCGTTCTTACGTGATCTCATTATTTCGCTCCGTTTATAAAGAGTTAATCGATTCTCTTTATTTATTGCTACGTTTAATTAGTAACCTTTAGTTGGATGTGGTGCTTTTGATATTACTGGTAATGCTGGTGTATTTGTTCCTTGGAATACCATGGTTGAAACACCATTGATAACTCTAGTATCATATCGTGCCATAGCTGATACACGGAAATCTTGCAAGTATCCACACCATGCTTGATCAGTATTTACACTCCATTCAGAACCTACACGAAGGAGAGGACTACTATAAAAATCTGCGTTCCACATACCAACTGGATATGCTGGTGAACCATATTGACCCATAAAGTTTTGACTCAATTGACCAATTTCTTGACCATTTACATAGAATATAAAGTTACCTTTTCTACGCATCATAACGACATGATCAAATGCTGCGCCAGATGTTACGGTTGATACTACAACATTACTTGTTACTGTTTGATTTATTGAACTACCTGATGAAACCTGTAGCATTTGCCATTTACCATTAATATCTATACCTACTCGCATGTTATTTGCATAACCCCATAATGCTGATCCTGGAGTTGATCCTGTATTTCCGTTAGAGAATGCTTTACCACCAGCTGTTGCATCTTTCCAACATGCCCATCCTTCAATTGTAAAATCATATATACGGAAATCCATAACAGTATCGGACCAATTACCTGCTACAATATCGATACGATCCGTTATCTGAGATATCACAGCACTATTAAAGTTTCTATTCATAAACTTAATAGAACCATTACCAAATTTCTTATAAGTTGTTGAAACGCCTGGTCTGTACCATAAAGACGGACACTTGCTAACTCTATCCATAAATGGACTTTCAAAATTAGTTAACATAGCAGTGTTCGCATCATATGTCCACATTGTGGTAGGAATAGTTATGGTCGTATTTGAGTTATTATATCTCGCACTATTTGAGATTCTACAACCACTAGTATATGAAGTAGCTTGTACCGGATAATAACTTCCAGGTCTATAACTTGGAGTAAACGCACTTCTTGATATTTTTTTCTTACCATTTATGAACATAGCAACTTGATTAGCACTAGGTTGTGTAGGATCATAAACTATAGCAATGTGATTCCAGCAATGTGATTGTAAAGTTTGATCATCACCAACAAATAATGATTGATAGGTAACATTATTATTCCAATCATAACCCCATAAATCAAATTTCATAGAATTATAATTATTACCTGGAGATTGATCAACTCTACCATCGTTTTCACCTGCAACTATTCTAAATCCTTCTTGTCCACCACCAGATGCGGTTCTTAAGAATTCTCTACCATTTGTTGCACCATTTTTAACATCAGCCTGTACTTGCCAGACAAAGCATTCAATTGTCCATGGTGATGCCATTCTTTGAATAAATGATACATCTAATCGAGCATTATTACCATCGTTTGATCCACCTGATGAATAGTAACCAGGATTACTACTATCATAAATATCTGCCATTAGATAATTAGTATTTGCAACACCTGCAAATTCTACAGATGAATATGGTGTATAATTTGATGCGTAAATATTCCAAGCCGTTGTATCATCACCCTCACCGCGTGGCCATGATACAAAGTTTACACCAGAATTATCAGCAATATTAGGTGAATTTGCACATAATAGAACTGTATTAGCTAATTTTGTTAAATTTGATTTTGGTAATTGAATATATTCTGGATTAATTCCATTGATACCATAAGCTGATGAACCTTTTAATACACGAATATCACACATCCAACCGTACCAACCTTGTGTGTATTGTAAATTAGGATAACTGAAGTTACCTATCGTCATGAATCCACTACCGGAAGATAATGATTGTGTATATGTTGTTTCTTGATTTAACTTTCCATTGACATAAAGTGCTAATTTACCACTTGTTCTTTGTAAGCACACATGTACCCATTCGCGGAAACCAAATTCAATGTTAGATGCCGTCATTATAGGATAACCACCATTACTTCCATTCAGATAATATCCATTTGCAATAACATCCAAAGAATTGTAGACCGCACTATATCTAATACAAAAACCATTATCAGTAAATGAATTTCTAGTATCGATAAAACCTTGAATTTCACCACTAGAGTATGCTCTATTCATCCATTTATTACATGCCCAAAATTCTACACTAAAATCACCTGTTCCAAAATCAAAACTACCATTTGATGATGTAGCTTTCATTCTATTGTATTCACCACCGTTTGGCATCTGCCATGAATATCCGGTTCTATTGATTGCTGAGAAACCACCCATTGTTGGGGTTCCTCTATTTGGTTGCAATGGTAATCTATGCCAACCTCTATCTGTCCAGTTAGAATATGTTTGTGAAGGTACAGTATTTCCTTGAGCACAAGTTAAGTATAATGTATTTGCATCAACTATAGTTGTATTTGCAATTGAAGGAGTAAATACAACGGTTCCATTAGTTGTAGTTCCAGTATATCTAGCTGTTGTTGATATTCTAAGGCATGAAACATGACCTTTAAATGTATTACCATAATTTCTATCTGCAAAAATAAGTAATGGATTACTATCATTATAGTTTGCTGCTAATGTACCAGAATATACGTTAACACCATTGATAAACATGTTAAAACCGTTTGCAGTAGTACTTGATCTTACTGCCGCAACATGATACCATCCACATCCCTGTACTTGAGTTCCAATACTAGTATTACTTGTATAAGAACTGTTACCATCCCACCAAACTAAAGATCCGTTACCATCAATAAAAAATGTCCAACCTGTTCCACTGTTTTGGGCACCAGTACCTTTACCTGCAATTGCGCGTGATACACCTGTTACTGTACAAACATAAGCTTCAATTGTGAAGTTATTTGCATTGAATTTTAGAGACTTACTTGGATTGACATCGTAAGTGATCTCATATCGATTAGTGTCTACACAGAATGCACTATGATATCCATTACCATAGTATTTTGTAGAACCATTAGGATTATATGGAGAATCAAGAACTCTTGTTAGAGAAGATGCATTACCATTTGATGCTGGAGTACCACCGTAACCTGATCTTGATACTGTTTTACCTTGTAATTGTAAAGGTTTAATATTATCGTGATATGGTATAGTAGATGAGAAACTATAGACTGTATTTGCTATAGTCATATTCAAGTTTGAAGTAGGAGGAGTAAATGTGGAAGTATATACAGCACTTTTTACAATTCTAATATCAGTCATTCTTCCACAAAATTGTGTAGCACTTGAACCTGAAGATGCTGAAGTATTTACTCGATCACGTCCTATGTACCACCAAGTATTGGTATCAGCATAGTTACTGGAAACTGTACCTGTTCCATTATTTGCCGCACCATTAACATAAATCTGAACACCGTTACTACTAGTATTTGCTCTAACAACCGCAATATGTGTCCATGTATCTAAAGTTAGTGTTGTCGTATGTTGAATCGTTTTATTGCCAAGAGCATCATAAAAACCTACTTGTTGACTTGAGTTTAAGAAAACAGTCCATCCTGATCCAGCTGTCACTCCAGATGTATTTCCACGACCCATAAGATATACGTTTGATCCATTGTTTTGACGCATTGGTTTTATCCAACACTCAATGGTAAATGCACCTGTACCAAATTGCATATCCGCAGTGTCTTTTACCTGATAGAATGCATCTTCTGAAAAGAAACTAGACCAATCTGTATACGCAGGACCAAATTCTGTTACGGTTGGATTGTAATTATAAGCTGCTTCTTGCCAATCTTCCCAATGGTTACCACTTTGATCTTGTAAAATGTGAGAGTTAGAAAGAGCATCACCAAATTGGCACACAACAGTATCATAATAAGGATCAACGCCAGCACCTAACCATCTAGCAATTTTTGATCCTTCTTGCGTTACTTGAGCAATATCAGAACTGGTGTTAGTGATTACAATATCATCATTTGTATATACACCACTTATAGATTGTGATTGGATATCATTTCTTGACCCAATTATACCGCCATTTTTACGTGATCTCATTATTTTATTCCGTTATATAGTTTTAAATGTTTATGCTTCAAAATATATTAAAAATATATTAAGAAATAACATCATAACTTGCTGTAGCAAACATAGTATTTGCTGCTACGTTAGCATTAGGTGAGAATACTCTCAATGCATCGCCCTCTTGTAAGTAAATAGGAGTATCTTTACCTATTAAAACAAGAGTCGATGATGCTGGAATAGAAATATTATTAGCAAGTGGATATGCAGTATTTGCAGTTGTTCTGAAGATATCTACAGATACGTTAGCAGTTACTGACAATGTTGTAGTTACCATCAAAGTATTCATCTTCAATACAGAATTACTACCTGTAACATTATTAGCAACTGCTGTTGCTGTATTTGAAATTGCTAATAATGCAGTATTTCCGTATAGATTTGCTATGTTTACAATATTTGGAGCTGACATTTGTATATTCCTTTTTTTAAAATTAATTACGGTTTATTTATGAAACTTTTACCCAAACCTTATTTGGCATATCCCATGTATAATTACCATCTTGAGGAGCAGTAGTTCTCATATACCAACCGCCAGTGTTTGCTCCATACCACACAGCTTCTTGCCCCCAAACATGATCAGGTGCATTTGGAACTTCTACCCAATCTCCGTCATTATCTAATATCCAAAATTGAGGATATTCTGTACCTTTTTTTGAATACATTGGCATAATATATTCCTTTTAACCAAAAACCATTGCCATAGCAATAGATTTACCTATACTACCGCCACCAGTTACAGACACCGTAGACCATGTAAAACCAGATGTTGTCCACTGTAAGTATGTATTTGCAACACCTGGTGCAGTAATAAAACTGGTTGTGTTAGATGCTGTCTGATATGGAATCTGATTAGCAGTACCACTTGATAAAGAACCAGCAAATGCTACGTTCATGTTAGCAATCTGTGTATTACTGGTAACAACTAAAGGAGGTGTTCCTGCTGCAACTGTTGAAGTAATTTGACCAGATGCACCAACTGTAGTAAATAGTGCTGAACTTGCTGTTGTACCACCAATAGAACCTGGAGCAGCAAAAGTTGCACCGTTTAAGAATGAAGAATTCAAGTTAGCAATTGCAGTATTACTTGTTATTATAAATGCTGGTGTGCCATAAGAAACTGTAGATGCAATCTGACCAGAAGCATTGATCGTAGTGAATATGCCTGAAGCAGTATTCTTAGTGGCAAGAGTTTGAACAACACCGCCACCATCTTTATAGAATAATTTACCATCAACATAATTCATTGCCAACTCAGTACCATTAGAACTGGTAGTTAAGTTAGCAGCAGCAGGAGTATTACCTGCTGTGCCACTGGAGTAAATTAATATTGGTTGAAATCCTGACTGTGCCATTTAAATCTCCTTAGAATGAGCCGCCGTATACGTTAAATCGTGCGGCCGCAAGAGTACCGCTTGTAATGAGTGAAGCATTTGATGCATTTGAAATTGCTGTATTAGCATATGAACTAGCACTTGCTGCATTATTTATTGCTGTATTAGCATATGAACTTGCACTTGCTGCATTATTTATTGCTGTATTAGCATATGATGAAGCTGATGCCGCATTGTTTGTTGCAGTATTTGCTTGAGTAAATGCTGCGTTTGCTGTAGTTCTAGCAACACTATCAACGGTACCTGATGATGCTGAATTTGCCGCATTATATGCTGCTTGCGCTAATGTAATACCTGAGTTAGCATATTGTGAAGCGGATGCAGCATTGTTTATTGCTGTATTAGCATATGAACTAGCAGATGCAGCATTGTTTGTTGCAGTATTCGCTTGAGTGTATGCTGACGTTGCGATAGAAACACCCGAGTTAGCATATGCAGATGCTGAAGCAGCATTATTTAAAGCAGTATTGGCATAAAGTGATGCAGATGCTGCATTATTGACACCAGTATTAGCATATTGTGAAGCGGATGCCGCATTATTTAAAGCAGTATTAGCATACTGTGATGCAGATGCTGCATTGTTTGTTGCTGTAGTAATATTTGTATTCTGTGTACTATCAACACCTGAAATATATGCTACGTTAGCACTCAAGTATGTCAATGCATTATTAGCGTATGCTGAAGCACTTGCTGCATTGTTAATACCAGTGTTTGCATATGAACTAGCAGATGCAGCATTGTTAATTGCTGTATTAGCATATGAAGAAGCGGATGCTGCATTGTTAATACCAGTGTTAGCATACTGACTTGCACTAGCAGCATTATTAATACCTGTATTTGCATAAGCAGATGCTGAAGCGGCATTGTTAAATGCTGTATTTGCAGTTGTTCTAGCTGAATTATCAATCGCAGAACCTGATGATGATGTGTTTGCTGCATTAAATGCTGCTTGGACATAATCACCTAAGTTAATGCCGTTACTAATTACATTACCTTTGAAGTATTTTGCATTGACATTAGCATATGCAAATGATGGATCAGAGATATTGATTATGTTGTTAGAATCAACTTCTGGTGTGTAACCTTGGAAGAAGATGTATTCTTTC